CTATTTCTTATATATATATAATAATAATAATATAGATAAGAAATAGATAGGAAATAGGTATATAGGGAGAGTGGGGTTGGAGAGGTTATATAAAGATATAAATCGTGATATATATAAATGGCTTCTTATTGGGCAACCGTAGATCTTGATAATAAAACATATGTTATTCCTCCGAGTATTGTAAGAGAACTTAGAAAGCGATATGGGATTGATGTTGATAAGCCACAACCTAAAATGGCAGGTGGCCTCTATGATTTTTGGGGAGAAGCTCAGCCATTAGAATATTAATATATAATATATGAATCTGATTTTAAAAAGAGGTTCGACAAAGAAATGGACTGTACGATTCCCAGATGGTAAGCAGGTTTCGTTTGGTGATCCAGACTATCAAGATTATACTCAACATCATGATGTGAAAAGAAAAACATTATATCTAAACAGACATAGATCAAGAGAAGATTGGAATAATATATACACAGCTGGTTTTTGGTCTCGGTGGTTGCTCTGGAATAAACCTTCACTATCTAGAGCAATAAAAGACATAGAGCGTAGATTCAATGTGAGGATTCAAACTGCTTGATTGACCAATTCAACACTTCTTGGAACAGCTAGTGCTTCACGATCTTCAGCTTCAGTATCTCTCTCTACTTTAATACCACAAAATGAAACTTCTTTACATCTGCTCTTTAAACATCCATTAATAACCACCCCTATGACCCCTGCTAATATCCCTGCTATAGTAAGCCAGAATGCAGAATCAAACACTTGATACCAAACCATATATTTATAATATATATTAATATATAATGTATGAATTATATATTGTCGATGAACATATCAATGCATATAACTCAGTTGATACTTATGACAATGAATATGATATGTTTACACATATAATAAGTGATCCAGAACATAAATATGCTTATGTATATAACAAAAGAGTTCACATCATAAGTCAGAGAGAAATTAATAGATTCATTAAAAAAAAACAAGAATATGATAGGGAAGTAAGAACTGAAGAATTATCTTTTTTTGTATCTACTTATCATAAAATTCCTGGTATTATTGCTAGAGATATGGCAAAGATAGGTAGACCACGGATAACACAAGAGCATATGGATTCGATAGAGTTTCATAAAGTTGAAGCTTATAGAAATGAAGCAAGACATCACATGAATGATTTTAAAGAAAAATTAAAAAAAAATCTATTTAAAGAATATCTGTGACTCTTATAAGAATGGTATGTGCTAAACAAGGGTGCAGACAAAATCCAGGACTCAATGAATTTTGCATACATCACAGACCAGATTCATGTTTTCCAGAGTGTTCAATATGTCATGAAGCCATACGAAGAACAAAAGAAACTTTAGATTGTTCGCATTCATTTCATAGAAGATGTATAGATCGTTGGGGTGAAAGATCCAACAATTGCCCTTTATGTCGCCAGCCCTTTATGGATCCAATAATTGAAGTTCCATGGTACAATGTTTTATCCAATGCACTTCAAAGAGAATTTGAACGAGTAAATGAAACTCTAAATAGAGATGCACAAGTTGAATTAAATATAACATTTACACTTCCCAGTGGTGCGTGAAAAGGTACTTAAAAAAATAATCATATAGTATATTATATGTCTTACTATCACAATACAACAGTTGGTCAGGAGCATCCCAATTCTTGGTACATTCAACGCAAAAGGTGTTACGAACGAATTATGGAAACTAAAAAGCCTCCAACACCCAAAACGATTGAAAAGTATGGCATTCAGTTTGATGATAAGAAGCGTGTAATTATTCCAGCAGATTTAAGGAGACCAATTGTAAAGATGGATATGGCTCCAAAAAAGGTGAGTGCCCAAGAGAGTGTAGAGTATCTTTTGAAAAATAGAATTATAAATGGAGAACCACCAAAACCAGACATAGCCAAGAGATATAAACAGTTTGGAAGTATTATTAAAATTGCTGGTGGAGATGAAGAAAATGTCATTCCTACACTTGAAAACCCCGAAAAAATATTAGAGGCTTTGAAGAGTAAATATGCAAACAAAGAGACTTTGAGGCAAAAGTGGCAAACCCTTTCGACCCATGTAAATTATTCGAATCTTGATTTAGATTCAGATTTGAAACATAAATATTCAATCATTTTGAAAAATCTAAAAGACGAATCTGATGAATCAACTGATGCAAAAAATAAATCTATAAAAGTTTATAGATGGGATTATATATTAGATGCTATTGAAAAGACATTTGGAAAAAATTCATTAGAAAACTTTTTCTTTCGCATGTTCAATGAAATCCCCATACGGTCCGAATTTGAGGGTATGCCAATAATTCATAAGGGTGATGATACTGTGGATAAGCCTAATTTCGTATTGGACTCTGGTGGACATAATATTGAACTCCACCTCAGACAATGGAAGACTAAGGGTGACCAATATCCTGACGAGATTGTCTACAAGTTCAGCCCTGAGTTGTGTGACATCTTCAGAAGAACTGAACATCCCAGATCCGTCTTGATCCCCGTCAAACATCTTAATAAATGGATCTTGGAAAGTCTTGAAAAGGCTGGATTTCCTAACTTCCCATATGGTTCCAAGGATTCTCCTCTGAAGGATGTCCCGTCTGGACTTAGAAGGACTATCGCCACTTTCAGGAATTCCACATACAACACGGATAGTCCTAGGGGGGCTGAACTTGCAGGTCTTATGCTTCATTCGCACGACAAGTCTGTTACAACTTACAGACATACTAGTTTCATACAATAATTTTATTTAACAATCTTAATTGCGCCTGTGCATGTTTCAAAGCATGAACCTTTCCGGTTTGACTATTTACAACACGGAAAGTTTTGGTACCTTGATTTTTTAAAATTACAAATGGCATTCTATTACTTCTTTAGAATTTTATGGAAATGTTTCACTAATGGTGCTGGAATCACCATTTCACCCTTGTGAAGCATATGAGGTCCTTTTGCTCCAACCACTCCGCCATATCTCATACTGGGCATTGCGTTCGAGAATCGCATTGCGCCTTTTGGGGCTCTCACTGCACCTTTTGCTCCTTTGTTAGAAACTGTATGAACTTTTCCGTCTGCACCGATAAATGCCATTTTATACTTGCTGAGAAAATTATTTTGTTAAAATTTTATTAAAATGTTTCACTAATGGTGCTGGAATAACCATTTCACCCTTGTGTAGCATGTGGGGACAAGTCTTTTTTACAACACCCCCTGTCTTCATTGATCGTAATTCTTTTTCGGTTATTTTTACTGTTTTCATCTTGTGTGCAGCATTTTCTCTTTTTCTTGCAACTGCTGCAGCAGCCATTAATAATCCCATTTATAACATACAAAGAAAATTATTTTGTTAAAATTTTATTAAAATGTTTCACTAATGTTTTTGGAATAACCATCTCACCCTTGTGTAGAATGTGTGGACATGTCGTTTTTGCAACACCCCCTGTCTTCATTGATGGTAATTTATTTTTAGAAAATTCACCTGAATACAACTTGTGTGCAAATTCTTGCTGTTTTTTAGTATTTGCTTTAACCTTATTAAAAAATCCCATTTATAATATACAAAGAAAATTAATATGCCCTATGGCCGAACATCATACCCATCATCTGTTCTCGCTTGAGACGACGCATCTGGTCCTGGAGATCTTCTCTAGATATCCGTTCCTCGAGCTTTGGCTTTTTGGGTCGCCTGACATATTCAATCTCCTCTTCAGATGATGACGATGACGGATCAACATAGACAACCTTCTTTTCTTTTTTTGGTTTTTCAGGATTATTCAAGGCCATCATTCGATTCTCTACATCCTTCTTCTTTGTTTCAAGTTCAAGTTTTACAAGAGCCTTTTCTTTCGCCTTTAAATCCGCCTTTTCTTTTCTTGTATTAAGAGCTTTTTCACGAGCTTTTTGTAGTTGGGCCAGACGCTCTGGTGTTAATTCCTTCTTCTTAACTTCTATCGCTGTCTGTTCCTGTGTGTCCATTTCTATAGTCAGAGAAAAAAGTTATTATTTGAATACTCCAGCAACTTTTTGTAACGCCTTGGCAGCCTCTATAGGATTTTTATCTCTCCATGCTTTAGCAGCTTCTTTACCGCCTTCATACCCTTGTGCGCCTTTAGTTACTGCTTCGGCAATCGGGGCAAATTCTTCAAGGCCTGGAGTAGCAGCAAGTATAGCCGCAGCTTTTTCTCCGTATTTTGCAATGTAAGGTGCTGCCTTGTCCCATGCATGACCAGCAAGTTTTGCTCCAGGTTTGATTACATCATTATATACCTCAGTGGCAGCATGCGCTATTCCTTGACCGACGGTCTTGGCGGCGTTCGCAATTCCTCCTCCAACCTTTTTTCCTAAATCTTTTAATTTATCGAAGAATCCCATCTTTAATTATAGTAAAGATTATTTCCGTAATAGTCTATTGGGCCCTCGTGAAGTTGATCTTCGGTTTCACGGGTTCCACCGTCTTGAGTCGCTTGTTCTTCTGGCTCTGGTTCCGGTTCGACTGCCTGTGTAGTATCCTGATGATGATGATCGTTCTGAATTAAAAGTAGTTTTTGTAATTTCAGAGATTGTTTCATGAGTTTCATCTGTTCAACTTCATCATCAATCATAATATCAACTTTGATAGACATGGTATAATCAGCAACCATAGGCAACTCTTGGTATGCTGGTGTAAGCAACATATAACGGATAGTTCCAAGTTTAGATCCTTGAGAAGGGGATTGCCAAGTCCAAGTCCCTGTATCCTGTGGATTATAAACTATGGGCGCAAAGGGCAAATATCCATTAGCTGGGATGTAAGCAAAACTTTCAACATAGTCCATATATCCTGTATCCGGGTTAAATGCGATATTCTGTGGAGGAACACTCATGCGAAGAATAATATTTTGAAGTTCGCCTACGATTGGTGGCGAAGGAGTAGTGACATCTGAATTTGCAAGAAAATTAAACCTATTTGGGACCGTGATACTCGTGCTCTGCGAAGTATTGAAAGGATAATTACCACCTATGTTAAATCCAAGAATCAAAGATGCATTTATTTTGAGATATGAATGTGATCGACCCTCAAACGATAATGTCCAATTTGTTGATCCATTTGTAAATGTATATGTTCCATCAGAATTTAAGGTACTCGATACACCCAAAGAATATCCCCATTGATTAGTAACAATATTATTTAAAATGTCTGTAAAATTTTTTATATTATCAGCCACCGAAAAAAATCCAATAGGAAGAAAACAAACATAATCGACTCCACTTATAGTTACATTAAACGCATTATTGTACCTATTCGTCCAGAAAAAGTAATTATAGGTTGCAAAAGAAACTAAGGACATTCGAACATATTGTTCTGATTCTATAGGTATGAAATTGTTTGGATAAGTTATTGTAAAGTTGTTTATGTAATCATTCTCTTGCCGATCAAGACTATTTATATATTGAACCTGAGATCGTATGATCCTCATTTATATATCTACAATATTATTGTGTGTATGGAACTGGTGCATATTCTTCGGTTTCAGATTCCTCCCCCCTTTCTGGAGTATGTTCTTCAGTTTTTGATTCTTCAGTTTCTGATTCTTCAGTTTCTGATTCTTCAGGGATTGCAGTGGGTTGAGGTTGTTCACCAACAATACCTTCTGGTTGAACAGGTTGATTAGTAGGCATTGTATATTGAAATAAACCAATAGGAACCATCCTACCAGCATTATTAACTAATATATCCATAATGTGTTGATTTCTTTGTTCAGCGTAATCTCGTTGTTTTTTGATATCATCAATTTCTTTTTTGAGTTGTTCAATTTGTGAACCATAATAACTTGATGATCCTCTGAGCAATTCTCTACGCTGAATAAATTTTATGAGCGATTCCTTATCTTTGATTGCAGAATTGAAACGAGTGGTTAAAGCATATCCTTGGCGCTCCATTGCTGTTTGCTTATTTACAGTCCCAGTATATTTTCCTAATTTCGATCCAAAATATACGGGACTGGTAAATAGTTGATCTGAACCAGGCTTGAGGGGCTCAGCACATTTTGCATACTTACAGGGTGCCATTTATTATCAGCGAAGAAAAAGTTAAAAAAGAAAATCTCGTTCTATAAAAGATGTTCGATAAGGGAAAGTCCAAATTTGATTCTATGGAAGATGCTGTTGCTTATTTTGAGGGAATTTACAAGGGTCTGCCACCCTCAATTATCCAGGACGCAATTGAGTATTGCATTAAAAATCCAGATAAATACCCAGATGGCTACAAGGAGATTAACCTCAAGAAGATTCCCAGGGTGAAGAAGCCAGTTGAAAAGATTATTGAAGGCGCAGTAGAAATCTATGATAGCCCAGATGATCCCAGGATCAAAATTCTCAAGCACAAAGAGGGTGCAACCCTGCTGACAGCGGAAGAGGCGATTGAACTTAAAGCTTCAATTGATCGTGCCCTCGAGCAACAGGCTAAAGATGATGAGGCCAAGAAAAGGCGGGAAGACTTGGATGAAAAATTTAAATTGGCCAAGGAACGAGTCGCTCGCAAAAAATAAATCTATGGTAATTATAAATGGATCTTTTCAGTCAGTCACTCGTGGTTCCTCAGAATCTTCGTTTTTACCTACATCGTCTGGCCGATAATGCTCAGCCCAGCACCAATATTCTTCGTGTGAATGCCCTCAATAGCACCAGCGCAGGGTCAGGTGGTTTGATTATTGTTCGTCTCCCAATGGCTCTCGTGGATCTCAACTCGTTCGCAATGCATTTTGAGACTCTAGTTACAAATGGTGCTACAAGCATAAGTGCGGGCGATAATGTTCTTCGTGGTATTCTGCCAAAGGGTATCGAGTCTCTGATTTCTCGTCTCGAGGTTTCGGTCAATGGTCTCGGTCTGCTCAATCTCCAGCAATATAATCTGCTTTTCAGCCTACTCAAGGAAAGTCATCAGCAGCTAGACAAGTCTCTGGCTCGGACTCAGCTTCAGAACGAAAAGGATACGGTTCCCATTTATTCACCAAGCGACACCCCTCCTACATTTAACGCTAATGGTAATTATGTCGCAAATAGCGGTACGATTACTACCAGCACAGAGATTGTGCCTATTCATGTCTCTAACTGGTCGGTTACAGCTAGTGGAACAACGGCCACTGTTATTTGCAATACGACTACTTCTGAGCCGATCCCTTGTACAGGCCAGGGTGTATACGAGCTTCTCTATGCTCCAACGGCAGCATTCTTTGGTTTGGCATCAGCTGGTGCTCTTACTGGTCCTCCACAAATTACGGAGGTTAATCCAGTCGCTGTAGCCTTTGAGACAACGAAGAATCAGGTACCAGGTTCTTTTGTAAATCAGTTTAAGCTGGTTTATACTTCTACTCAGAATATTACAACCGGTGCAACTACTGCTGCTGCTGCTCCCAACGGTACAACAACTCCTTTTACGATCTATGCCACCGTTGTTCAGAATGATCCTGGTGTTCAGGCTCGTCTGATTCCCAATAACAACAACTACCACTCTATTCACGATTGGCTCTCCTTTTTCCAGGCCCAGCCCTCGTGGATCCAGACCCAAATGCTTGGTGAAGTTGAGGTTCGCATAACTCTAGCCCAGAATGATGTCCTTGGTGTTTCTCATCCTCAGGTTCCATATGATGATGATGCTCAGTTTGATGGATGGACCGTGTCTTCGCTGCCTGATTTCAGCCTCCAGAACATCTTCTTCAGTATCCGCACTTGCTCGTTCGACAACAACTTTGTGGATGATATGCTTCACCATAAGTTGTCCAGCGGTGGCGAAATTGAGATACCTTATCCCAACTATTTCAACATTAACCAGGTTCAGACTGGTGGTTCCAGCCAGACTCGTTTTTCAGTGAACACGCAGTCCCTGGACAAGGTGGTCTCTTGCAATCGTGCTGCAAATCCCGGTCAGAACTACAATAACCTTTGTACAGTCCCTTGTGGTATGGGTCCTCAGTCTCAGGATCGTATGGGTATGGTACACAAGACTCCTTATTTCTGCACGACCGCCTCGAACCCAAGTGGAACTTGTTATGGTACAAGTGGTGCGGGTACAAAGTCGAGCGGATTCAACTATTGGCAGTACCAGATTAACAACGCCTTTATTCCCAACTACAAGATTAGCCCGGTAAATAACTTCTTTTTCAACCAAGAAATGTATAATATGCACAATGAGTGGTGCTCGGGCCAAAACTCTACGACCCCGACGGTCTATCTGAACACGGGGTACCAGATGGGTGTGGCTCTGGACTTTATGGATTCTGAAATTCCTCGTCTGATTTCGGGCGTGGATACTCGTGGTGCAGTTTCAGTCGCTTATCTTAACCAGGATAACAACAACGCTGGTGATCGCACAGACATCTTCACTTGCTTCACTTCCATCCTACGAGTCGGAGCCAACCAGCAGATCCAGGTGGTCTATTAAATCTTTGCATATGATAAATGTTTCCCTTACGACCTCAAGGGACATTTCAAATTACATATGTGCTTGATAACAAAATAAATTTTAATTTTGATCCTGAATCAAATCCATATACAATACCAAATATATCAGCAACTGTATCAGGCAGTGATTATCATCCTGATGTTGTTATAAAAGGCTCTTTTAGTTATACAGAACGGGTGATAGAAGAGAATCGAGAATCTTCAATAACAGGAACATGGGGTGATTTTAGAACTTATCGATATATAACATTTCCAGTTGGGACTGCTCCTCAATTTGGAATAAACTTTTTTTTTAATCCATGATTATATAAATGCCGGAAGGAATTGCTAAATATAATCAAGTTCGAATGATGAATCCAATGCTTCAGGCCACAGAGCCTTTTAAATTGTTCAAGGGATACAGGGAACCGAATCACTTTTCACATGTTTCAGTCGCCACTGGATCAACTTACGGCTCAATTGGGATGGCCCGAGCTGAAGGTTCTTGTAGATTTCACGGGGTACTCAAGCAAAAACCTCTTATGCGTGATCCAGCAATTCGCCTTTGGAACAGGATACAAGGAATGGTTATAGATGAAACTCTCCAGGGGCAACAAATGTATGATGCTCGTTGGGGAATGCCGCATTATTCTAAAAATATATCTCTGTAGATTATAAATGTCGTCGTCTGTTAGTAATTTGTCATGTACTGGACTTTCTATTCAGAATAATGGAGGGATGAAAGTTAATTTATCATGGGTTCCTCCATCGGGTGCATGGGATTTTCAGGTTACATTCACTGCAACCGGTGGTTTTAGTCAAACATACATTGTAAGTTCATGGCATGCAGATGGAACAGTACAATATGAATCAATGGGAGGTGCAGATTTAACTATTTTTCCAGTAACATCAGGTACAACTTATACAGTAAGCGTTAAAGTTAACAGAGTAGCACCACCCGGTACACGGTCTTGGAGTTCTTCAACAACATCAATAACTGTAACCCCTACAAATACTGCTCCAGGTATTGTGCTTTATGTTCGTAATATTGGCGGAGAAGGAGTACCTAATACTATTTATTTGATTGCAACCGGTGTAGGTGCATCATCTTATCCAGCAACTGGAACTGTTTCAATGACGGGGGCCGGCGGTTATAGTCGAACAGAACCACTTTCTCTAACACTGGCGGCACCAGAACAGCCAGTTCGATTTGATGATCTTGTTCCGGGCACATTATATACAGTAACTGCAGTTGTAACTGGTTTAGGTACTACAACTCGAACTTATTATTGTCCAACACCTCAAAATCAGTTTGGAGAAATTACAACCTCAGGTACTTCAGCGACTTTAACCTGGACTAATCCAGCTGGTTCAAGTGTCGCTGCGTCCAATGTATTTCAAACTGTTATGTTGTATAATTACACTAGTCAAACATGGATTTCTTCACAAAAACCAGCAATCGGAACACCAACTGTTACTGTTTCAGGTCTCGTGGCAGGTAATGAATATTGGCTATATTGCTTTCCAGTTAATTCAACAGGTCTCGGTAGTGAAACACTTCATCGTGTAACTTTTATTGCAGGTAGTGATGGGACTGCTGCTCAATTTGGAATAAATGGTTGGTTTTATTCTCCAGTACCTATAGGATAAATGAAGACTCTTAGAATAAAGGATCCCAATTTTGAAATAAAACTTCCTAAAAAATCTGCTTTTACGATAGAGACTCCACCTAATCAGTTCAAGATGCATCAATTGAGTGCTGTGGTTGCATCTAGAGGGTCAGGGAAATCCGTCATTGTTTCTTCCTTGTTGCAAGGGCTCAAGAATCAAGGATGTATGGATAGGGTTTTTATCATTAGCCCAACTATTGCATCAAATAGACCTATATTTGATCCATTGGGGATTGATGAAGAAGATGAATATCATATACCATGTGGAGAGGCTGTTGCTGATGTCATTCGTAAAGTGAATGAAGAACAAACTGAATGGGAGGAATATGAGAAAAACTTGAAAATGTATAAAATTCTTCAAAAATTGTTAAGTAATCAAAAGGTGCGTTTAAACGAAATACCGCAAGAATATTTTGAAATGGCTTTACAAGGAGGATACTTGGATCGTCCTCCAACTTCAAAGTATGGTCATAGGCCTGTTCTCGGTCTCATAATTGACGATTGTCAAGGGACTCCACTCTATGTTCAGAGCGCAAAGAATCCTTTGATCAATCTTTTACTCAGACATAGGCATGTGGGGAGAGGCTTAGGACTTTCAGTTTGGCTCATGGCTCAATCATACAACAGTCCGAGTGGAATTCCGAGGTCAGTCAGGCAAAACCTTACGACACTTTTTTTAGGTCGACAAAAGAATGAGGATGTCGTTAAGCAAATTGCAGAAGAACTCGGTGGATCTATAAACAAAGAGGGGTTTATGAAGATTTTTAACAAGTGTCACGAGAATGATAGTCCTCACGACTTTTTGGTTATAGATTTTCATCCAAAAGAACCTCAAAAACAATTTAGAAAAAATTTAAATGAGTACATTATATTAGAATGACGACTGAATTTCAATATTATGTATCTTTTATTCCAGATGATACTGATAGTCCACCACATATAATTTTTTTTGTTCCTTTTGTTCATTATCCTCTTTCAACTATTAGAGCAATAACAACATATGGAGACGCAACAGTCGTTTATACAGGACATTTTGATTTTGAAAATGGATCCAATTTTTTCGTAACATCAGACAATTTTTTAGACGGTCAAATACCATCAAGCATAATATTTGAACCTAATATCTCATTTGGGATGAATTGGTTTTTCTCTCCATAAAAATATTTGTATAGTAATAATGATGCGACTTCCCAGAATGCACGATCACGAGAATAAAGAGATTACTTCAGATGAGAGGGTATTTCTTTCATCATTGATCAAAATGTCCAAAGTTCTAAAGATGGAGCGTGGTGATCACAAGGTTTATCAACCTCAACGGTTGGTGATTCAACGGATGGCACTTCCAGATATTGAAAGTAATGTGTTAAATTTTACATTTAAAGTACCAATCAAGTTTGTTCAACTTCTTCATCCTACTCGTACTATGGTCCAAGCAGAATATGTTAATATGGATGAAACTGTTAATCCTCCTTTTCATTTTACAATTAGTCTTCCCGACATAGTTTCATCAAGAGATTGGGTAGATGAATATGCTTCTAGCGATGATGAAACCACTGGTCCTAGCGTTTCTACTTCTTCTTCAGTTATTTGGTCTGGTCTTTCTACAAAAAATGACACTACTTATTTTACTTTACCACCATACAGTACTCCAGTTAATACTAATAATGTAGGATTTCCAATAACTGATATGCAATATCTCAATAATAATTATATTAATATTCGTGTAAGATCTATGGGCCCAACTGTTACTCTTTCAGGACCTAGACTTGATTTGACTCTAGTATTCTATGCATATTCTGGATATCTTCATGAATAATTTCTCAGCTAAATATAAATGCGAGGCTTTCCAGCACCACCATTAAAAATAAAAGAACCAAAGACTACATCATCAGTTCTAACAGTTCCGAGTTATTCAGCAATTCCAAAATATGGTGATGTATTTGGTGGGCATTATGTTCCGACTAAACAAAATATACCAAAATTAAATGTATCTTAATATTAAATGCCGTTTTCTATAGGTTCTACATTGAGACAAGGAGCTAAAATTTTAGGCCAAGGTCAAAACTATGTACAAAAAGTGATTGGAGCGGGTGTTAGTATTGTTAAAAAACTCAATGAAATTATTCCGGACCTTAATAAATTTGTTGGTGAAACAAAAGCTCTCATAGAGCGTGTAGGAAATGAAACAATTAAAAGCATTACTTCATGTCGAATACCCCTATCTGGTGCACTAAGTGGAATCGTAAATGCTCTTCATAAAGGACCTATTCCGATTGACAAGTTTTTCCACTTGTTTTTGCGTCTCGGTCTCGGAAATGGACAGCATGTTATATTTGAAAAAAATGAAAGGCCTATGATGAGCTTGGCAGGAGCGGATCGACGAGCAGAAGAACAAGATCGTAGCATTTCAGTATCTCCAGGGTTGACTGTAAATAAAATGATTGAAAATGGAATCGAAAAAGTTGGAGCAACAAATTATTTTAATTATGATCCATTTTATAAAAATTGTCAACAGTTTCAAATTGCAAATCTCAGTGCTAGTCCTCAAATTCACATGTCTCAAAGTGATAAAGAATGGATCGATCAGAATGCACAAGAAATTGCAAGAGGAATACCTTCGTGGGCAAAATCAGCGTCATCTCAAGTTATTCAATTATTTAATAAAATTTCTGGTAGAATAGTATAAAATGAGACTACAGTTTTCTAATGCTGTTATTTGTAAACAAACTAAAAAACCGGTAATATATTTTGAAAATGAAAATGATGAAGTATGGAGACATATAACTTATCAGCGATTTGATACAAATATAAGAAAACATCAATGGTGGATCAAATTACCTTTAACTCCTCCAGAACCCAGGAGGGGGTATGAATTAAAAAAAAATGATTTTGGTCCGAATTTAAAATATGCTTTATTTGATCAATTGACAAACGATCCAGATCCAAATGATCTTCGTTCAAAATCTAGTGAAACTGAACCTAAACTATCCGCAAAAGAACATCAAGAATTTTTTACACCAGCAAAATTCAAAATATTCAGAACAATAAAAGGTGAGTCTTTTGTATTTGACACAGATGATTGTTATACACCGAGTCCTAACCCACCTAAAAAGTCTAGAGTATATGTTGTACAACAGAAAAAAGTAACTAGCGCAGTTCCCAATTTTCCGAAAGGTGATGACCAAAAAGCAGCCGAGAGAATGAGAATTGGTGATCCAAAAGCTCAAGTAAACCTAAGTGCAAGTGACACTGTTGAAACAACAAGAAACAAACGACCGAGAGATGCTGGAGAAGCAGCTGTTTCATCTAAATTAAGTCGAGTTAAACTTCCCGAAATGACCTCTCATAGTAATCCTCCTATGCGTGGTGGTATTATAAATTGGATTGTGGAATATGTAGAAGGAAATCAAAAAGCTGCACAATCTTTTGTAACTAAAGACGAGGCAGAACAATATGCACGGGATATTGGTCGTACACATCGAGTTTTAGAAATTTTCCATATATAATACTATATGGAGAGTGTTGGTTCTAGAGGCGCAATTATAAGACATAATCAATCAGCAGATCAATCTTACACAATGGATTGGCATCACCCTTTGATTCCAGAAGAGAGTGAAGTTATAAGTCCAATGTCTCAGCATCATGTGAATAGTCCAACTTCTTCTCAACACACTCCTTCGAATCAAGGTATTCCTCAGTTAGATCATCCCCCCCCTATTGGTGGTGCACAACATTCTGATAATTATCAAGCAAGTAATTAATAATCGTCATCAACCAACTGACACACGCCATCAACCTTGACACCCTTTTTAGCCAGATATTCTCCCACGATTTTGTGATCAAAAATATATACAGTCCCGTTGCTCTGCCTTGAGGACACTCCATCAATTTTCAAAATATATTTACCAAACGAAATTGAATTTCTAGGCGTATATCCTACAAATCCGTTTGTTTGAATCCAGTGTGTAAAAGTCTGATACAGATTCTTGTATTCAATTTGTTTATCATTCATAAGTTGTCCAAGAAACAAGAGTTCTTTGTCTGCGCTCAAGGTTTTCATTTCGTTATACATGGCATTGATCGGTCTGTCTTTCTTCAGGTCAATCTGCGTAATATCAATATCCCTAAGCGCATCAAATACTGCCCACCTGTTCTCAGGCTTCTCCCAGTATTTGCTGAGTCTATCAAAATAGTCGTGGTTATTCACGAGCTTGTTTGAACATCCTAAAAGTGCATATCGTCTATCGTCAGTCTCAATCTTTACAGGCTCACTGTTGTTGGTCGTAATAATAAAGTTGGAACAATTAAAACTTGAAATCTTTGCTTTGCCCTTTGGTTCATAGGTTATGCGCTCACCTGTAATTAGACTCTTGAATGGATCGTTATTCAGTTTTAGAATTCCTACATTGAAATCGTCTATATTCACAAGCATCTTGCCGTTGCGTCCTTCACAGAATCTTTCAAACAAATCATTCTTTGGGTCGTTTGTATGATAAAACTTGTTTCCCATAAGATTTCCAATCATTTGTTCTATAAGAAATCCCTTGCCTGATCCTTGACCACCAACAAGTACAGGGCAAATACTCGTCTTCTTACCTGGCTTTTGAAATATATGCGCCAGCCATACTATAAACCATTGACTCTCAGTTCTGTCAGGAATTAAATTTCTAATATGTTCAAAGAACTTGTTCGCCTTTCCCCCTTCATGTTGTGGCACATCCCATCCCTTCCATAAATTATATATGAGTTTGGGAACATTGCATGGGAACGGAAGCATGTCCATACTCTCATAAGTTCTAATAGTAGGACTATGAAGCCAAGCATATATGAACGGTTTCTTATCAACTGCTTCCATGTGTTCGTACATCATAGACAATTCGTTTTTATTTAAAATCTGAATTGAGTTATTATATTCTCGCAAGAAGCAAGGGGGATTCATAATTTTACAATGTGTTTTTTCAAATTCCTCAAATGGTGATTGAACTTCTTCTTCAGTCATAAGAAAACCTTGGCTCTCAAAGTTTGAATCTACACAATCTGGATCGTAGCACTTTTGATAAATCTTATTATCTTTGATCTTGAACCATACATGATTAGATCTATGAGGTTTATTAATATTGAAACAATAATGGCCGTTGGTTCTGATTGTTCCGTTATCAAGTATATTTGTTATTTGAGTCTTTGAGTGATTAGGTACATACTTTTGAATTAGTCTTTGCGTTTCTCCCAAATCCTTTTGATCTTCAGTATTGAACACGAGCATAGAACAATTTGAGTTATGAACCACTGCGTCTTTGCGACAATAGCTCCATTGACCAGTTAGATAATCACCACACCCATGGAGTTTGTGTAAGTTCTTTGTAATTTTTTGACCTACGCAGAAAAAGTGGGGATATCCTTTTGAGTAAGAAGGAAACCATGGTGTGTCTTTCATCATGCGTTCAACTTTGGGCGACATTTCATCTACATCAACTTGATGTACTTTTCTAGTATCAATAGCGATTGAATTGCATTGTTCATAATGCTTTTGAATCTTTAGCAGTTGCTCCGCCGTAGGATTATTTTTAAAGTGAATCCAGTCTGAGGTATAATTCACTGGTAGTGATGGTATTTTCTTTCCATTAGTCTCGTCTATATTGATGGGAATCCACGCTATATTATGCTTCTCTAAGTACTTAAGAATCTCAGCCATTTATATATATCACGATTTATATCTTTATATAACCTCTCCAACCCCACTCTCCCTATATACCTATTTCCTATCTATTTCTTATCTATATTATTATTATTATATATATATAAGAAATAG